CAGCGCGAATCCACCGATGCTTAAATCCATCTGGTGCAGGTGGTGCGTCTAACATAGACGGTGGAGCCCACGGCTTACGCTGTGCCGTTTTCTCTCTAGTTTCATTTGCGCGGGAAGCACGGCTTCCATTCTTCATGTCTTCAGCCATTTTATTGCTCCCTAACGTATTTCGCGTATTCTTCAAGTGGCACTCCGAGTTTTTTAGCCATAGTGACTTGGGTCTTGGAGAGTCGGACCTTTCCTGTGCGCCCAGTTGCTTTTCCGCGGGATACTGAAGCCACCGTCTGAGCGGGACGGCGGGCTCCACCCGAATTCTTTAACTTATGTGGGAACTCTTCCCCCATACGTCTATCAAGTTCATTGTAGTAATCATCTGACTGCGGGTCAAATCCTTCCTTTTCCACAAGTTTTTTGTGGATCCCAAAAACCGCATACGTCATTGCTTCATCCTGACCAAACCACTCATTCCGTGTTGCCCAGTCCTCTGCTTTTGGATCTGGTCTGCGCGGTTGCTGTGCAGGCATCGGCTGTTGAACCTGTGTCTGCTGTTGAGCGGCGACTTGTTGAGCGTAACGTTCTTGTTGAACCTTAGCCTGACGAGCTCGATCACCTTCAATAGCCAACGTCGTAATTTTACGCTGTGCTTCAATAACACCATTGGTGTCACCCATCTCGATTGCCCGAGCAAGCTCTTGCTCTGCGGCAGTTGTCTGAGTCTCAATACGTCCGTTGTATTCAGTGACGTAGTTGTTACTCAAATTGTTCATTCGGTTTTTAAGATCTTCTGCTTCGGTTTGCACTTGCTGTGCATAACGAATTGCTTCCTCGCGCTCACGCTCGGCGGATCTCATCTTTTTGGTCAAGCGGTCAATACGCTTTTGAGTCGCATTGTTTGCTCTATCAAAGTTGTCTTCATCGGCATCCGACGCTTCAAAGCCTGCGGTTTGCTCGGTTTCTTCGGTAGCGCCAAAGTCAACCTCGGTTTCCTCGGCATCGCCTACGTCTAGTTCGACCTGATCGTCATCTCTTTCTTCAGCCATTTCTTATCTCCTTAAAAGTGAAGAACGTCTTCTGGCGAACTAATGCGCGCCAAAACTTCGTCGTCGTTAAGAATCCGTACTTCCCCGCCATCAATGTTGAAACGAGAACCAGAATAACGGGCAAACATGACCCACTCTTTTTCTTGGCACCACGGTCCAGTAGGGAATTTTTCTTCATCTCGATAAGCCAAAGGGCCTACTTTTAAAACATAGCCAACTTGGGTAGATACCTGCTGTTGCTCTAGTGTCTTATCAGCCAAAAGGATTCCGCCTTCTGTTTTGCCTTGACCTCGGTAGGGGAGGATAAGAATACGCCACCCAGTAGGGCTCGGTAGTCTTTCTAGGAGGGTTGCTCCGATTGCTTCGGGATCGAGGAAAGTTCTTCGATCTTCTTTATACGCATCTTCAAGGGTCGCGACTTGTTCAGTCATCCATATGCTCCTGTTTATCTAGCAGGCTCTTGAGTTCCTGTTCGACATGATTGAGGGCAGTCAACATGCCCATCAATTCACGATAATGTTCCATCGTTTTGACTCCATCGTATTCGAGGCAGTCTGTGATGGCCGTTCGCTGATCACGGATGATCCGATAAACAGCTTCCGCTAAGTATATATCACTCATTCTCTTATATCACCGTATTTTATCCTAGATAGTCTTATATAATCCTATCATATCTTATATACGGCAACATATTTTTTAGACGTTACGCATCCTAGTTACCAAACGGTCTGCACGGTTTGTGACCTGCTTATACCACTTGGAATCGACCATCTCGTCGGCGGCCTTATTCCAGTCTCGGGCATCAACCCCAGCCTTCATGCCCTTGAACTTGCTTAGGCGAGGACGTCCCATGTTGAACATCATGTTGGCGATGATCATTTGAACTTCTTCAGGGAGCTCATAGAAGTCGCTGTACAGGCGTTCGCACTCATCGAGTGTAATGTCTATGTCCTGCTCAAAAAGTTCAGCCACACGGGCTTCTGAGACCTCTGTGCCAACTTCTTTCTCAAACTCGTCATCGCCTTCGACAATCAGGTGACCGATGCCGCAGGTAGGTAGGCCTAAATGATCGAGATAGATCTCATACTTGACGCCTTCATCTTCTTCCAGCTCAAGACGTAACTTTTCTAGATCCATTTTACTTTCCCTTCTTCATACTCATGATTTTATCGGCAGACTTTAATCCGAAACTTGCCGATACCGCAATAAACAGGAGGTACTGATACCATTCCGGTAGTTGATTTAACGCAGCAAACCCTTCGTTAACGCGGTCGATGATAGTTACATCATCCATTGCCACACTGTATGCAACAGCAGCGATAGGTAGCGCGAGGATAATTGACCAAAACTCATCCTTCCAAGAGTTGGCCGTAGCATCAGCCATCTTGTTTTCCCATTCAGCATCATTCTGTATTGCGTTAATCTTACGTTGTTGGATGGCCTTTTTTTCTTCAGCTTTCCCTTTAATAAATTCTTTGCCTAGTTCAAGGGCGGGGCCAAGTAACATGTTAAGCATCTTATCCAACCCCTAACGCTATTAAAAATGACAAGCAGGAAGCCACAAAAATTAACTGTATATCAGTTACTTCAAGCATTAGTACACCCCATTGATAATTGCATCGATAACTACGATGACAGTAACACTCACCAGAAATACTTGTGCGGTTCTAGCGGCTAAATAATCAAGCATCTTTATCCGCTACCAATAACCAAAGTGCAAATAAACAAACAATTAATCCTGCTACAAACTCCATTATTCAGCCTTCTTCTTGGATGAGAGCGCACTGGCTCCAAAAAACGCGCTTACCAGTACGGCAATAGACGCAAAGTAAGTCGGCGCGATGTCCGCGATTAACTGTGCGGCTGTACCCATAGCGAAGGCATCAGCAAGAAAAATACCAAATGGATAAAGTAGAAGACCAATAAGAGCAAACCAAGCCATTTTGCGAATCGAGTCGCGCTGTGCGTCTTCGTCTTCCATCTTGCGGCGCATGTCTTCCAACATGATTCTGCGTTCTTCCGCATCAATCACCCCGTCACCGTTAAGGTCGTACTTCTGCATATCTTCTGTCATCTACTTGCCTTTAAGACTAATAATCCAAAGTAGTAGGGCCACGGCCCCGCCCACAGCACCGAGAACAGCAATGCCGACAGCACAATACAAAAATCCATTCTGTATGGCTTTCTTTCTAGCCAGTTTCTTAGCCTCTGCACGTTTCTTTTCGTTTTCGCGTAACTGCTTACGATTTGCTATAAATTTACAGTAGTCATCCCAAAGACCTGCTCGGCCATTGTAGATAAACATCTGTTTAATCTCAGCTTCTCTCTGTCGTATTTTTTCAAGCTCAAAGAAGCATTCCATGTCACCCTCTTTGGCTTTCTTTTCTATTTCTTCTTTGGCATCGGCAAGTTTTGTTAGTTGAGGCCCCATCTCCCCAACACTTTGCACATGACCCGCAAACTCTTTGATCGCGCCAATAGCCTCGTTGGCGATTTTGATTGCGGCTATGGCTTCAAAGATCATTAGAAAACTCCTGTAAACCTCTGCGGTCGGGCGATTTTGCTAAAACGACGAACAACGCCACCTCGGGCGGCGCGCATTTGAGGTTTATTTTTACCAGCATTTGATAACGCAATTGCTACAGCCTGCTTTTGCTTGTAGCCCTCGTCCTTTAACTTGCTGATATTGTCGCTAATTGTTTTGCGACTTGACCCTTTTTTTAAAGGCATTACATACAGCCTTTGTAGCTACCGCCACGCTTTGCCGCACCCATGCCCCGTGCAGTGCCCCCGGGTACATCCATTGGCGCTTCAGGCAACGTTTCTCCGCCCTTGTAAGGAATCTTGCCTTGACCCTTGATGTCAGCGTAGTTCACAGCTTTCTGAGCCGCACCCGGTGTGTTGGTAACAATCTTTACTTTTGACATAATAGTTCTCCTACTTTTTCTTTTCCTTTCTGCTAAGAGAATATGCTCCACCGGAGGCTCCTGTAATACCTCCACCGAAGCGACTACCTAACTTAGCTCCTGTAATCTTTACAAGCATGTCAGATCCCGCACTAGAACCCATCATCCCGCCATCATTTTTTAAAACGTCTTTGGCATAGCTGACGCTATCCATGACATCTTCGTTTTTAGTCTTTCTAGCCACTTTACTGTCCTCTCTGCTTGAGTAGTTCGCGCTCTCGACCTGCGTCAATCCGAGCTTGTGTCTGTGCCGCCTGTGCATCTAACCGGTCATAGAACTGACGGTCGCGCATCTGCAACGTCTGCTGATCCAATTGTAACTTAGCAGAATCTAATTGTGCATCCTGCTGACTTTCCTGCGCCTTGAGTTGCAGTTCCTGCTCTTTCAATTGCACAACAGGATCTGGCCCTTGTCCAGATACTTGCTGAGACAACTGCTTAACTTGTTGCATCCCTTCAGCAATGTACTGAGCAACCAAGCCCTCAAACTGCATCATCCGTTGTTCAGGGTTTGCCGCAGGTCCTTGTTGCGCGGTAATTTGCTCAAACTCAGCCGAAGCGCGCTCCCGAGCAGATATCTGAACGTGCTCCATGATGTGCTTCTGCAAAGCCATCGCCACAGGAGGCATACCAGCAACCATCGGCGTTGAACCAAAAACCATATGCGACATAATATGCGCTTGATGATTTTGCCCCTCGAAGGCTTCGAGTTGTGCCATGTCGAGTGCATCAATATTCTCCTGTGCAGGGTCCGTGGGCCGCGAGTCATCTTCCGGTGCTGCCTTCATGATCCGATCAATATCTCTGACGCCTAACGCGTCGTACATATCTCGATAGACCTCATACATGTTATGGAGCTCTGGAGCGGCGCCTGCCAACTGTAGTTTAGTTTGCGCGAGCACAATCCGCTGTGCCTGACTAAATACATTCGGATCAGATACCGGCAATACATCTACACGGTCATCGAAGTCTGATGCCATGATGGTAGAGTCTTCACCTTCTACAGAATACGGATATTCTTGTGGCAAGCTTTCTGACATGACGCGAGCCAGAATCTTAAACTCAATCCGCATTGCATAATGCAGGCGCTTATGGATCGCTGACATGACGCGGGAACCTTGCTCCAGCATCGCGATTGTCGTGCCGACTGCGGCGCCTTGATTGCCGTCACCTACCTTGAGGTCTGTAATGGTCGCGAACCGCTGTCCGGCCTCTACAACGAACCCTAGAAGGTTATACAGCGTTGGGTCAGGGCCTTTAAACGGTAGGGGCATCAAGCTGTCGCGAATTGCACCGCCGGGAGCGTCCACATCTCGGAATTCACCGGGCTGTAACGGATCATCATCGTCCCTGATCCGCAGACCACGGGCTTTGAAGCCTGCGGGTAAGTTTGAGAGGGTTCCGGCGTCAATTAACTGGCGAAGTGCAGAAGTTGCTGTGCGGGAAAGACCTCCAATCGTGTGAATTAAGCCTAGACCATAGAAACCAAAGCCCGGTAAGAACTTGTAATGCACGAAATAGTGAATTTTCTTACGGAACTCGTCTTCTTCGTCATAGTTTCGACGAATTGCCAAAACTTCGCCGGTGTCATAGCTCAATGTAACGACGTAGGGAATCTTAATACCCGTTAATTCGCCTTCATCATCGATGTCTTCGTAACCTTCGAGGTCTAAATCGACATGACACTCTAATAATGTCGCGTCGTAATCAATTTGAGACGGAGTAACACCGTCAATTCGTTGAATTTCATCGGTTACTGAGTCACTTCGACTTTCACCCGGAGTGACCGGGACGTCCAAATAGATGCCCATAACCTGCTTTTTTCGCAGATCGTTAAGGGACATACGAACAACTTGTGTGATGTTCGGACAAGTATCCAAATCAGATGTTTCGTAAGGCACGACGAGGTTTTCTGCGGGCACAAACTTGCTGACCGCACGATTTAAGCCCTCATCAAAGTAAACTTTCTTAAAAGTAGAGCCGGCTAATGGCAAATAGAACAGCATCTGGTCCATGTCTGGTGTGTATTCTTCCATGACATTGGTGATGTAATAGTTCATGAACTGGCGAACACGCCGTGCTTGACCTTCTTTATCCTTAGTCTTATCGCCCATAACGGTGGTACGGACGGGACCCGAAGCAGGAAGTAGCTCGTTAAAGGCTTGTGCTTGGAACTGAGTCGCAGATTCTGCCAATAGGGGGTGCGTTACACCCGACGACCCGCGGAAAGGTTGGGTGCGCTCTTCGTAGTTAAAACCAAGTAGTTCCAAACCGTCGGCATACGCGTCTTCCCATTCCTGTCTTGACGCCTTGTTGGCATCAAACTCTTCCAGAAGCTCGGAAGCAACTCGGGACAGTTCGCGATCTGGTAGTTCTTCCGCTAAGTTAGCGTAGAAGTCGTCGTCCGGCTCACCGTCCATCGGTTCAAAATCTATCTCAACGCCGCCGTCATCTGTTTGAGCAATTTCAATCTCACCAATATCGGAACCTTGCATGATTGCCATGACGTCGTTTTGTGAGTCAGGCAACTCAATTTCGATCTCTGCTTGCAAATCTTCTTCATTAAGCTGTGACGGGACGTTATTTGAAACGCCGTTCTTTTCAATAGCCATTTGTAGCTCCGGTTATATAAGGAACGTATTGC